GATACTGTGGCGCTCTGAGCACCTGCGGCTCCATTTGTTCCATTATCTACAGTTATACTTGTACCATCGCTAAAAGCAATAGTTCTAGTATTCCCACTAAGAGTATTAGAAGTTATCGTTAAAGCATCTGCATTTACGCCATCATTTCCTTTTGTAAAACTTTGGATTTTAGTAAAAGTATTAGCAGTTCCTTCCCCATTCCTAGCTACTATAGTGTATGTAATAAAGTCTGCAAATGCATTATTTAACATGCCACTAGCAATACCATACCTTCGAGTATAAGTACTTACTGTGGTAGGGGAAGCGTTTGGATCGATGTCATTTCCACTAGTCGCCGTTACATTAAAAGTATTTGCACCTGACGTATTATAAGCAAGAGCAGTACTACCTAAAAATACTCTTATATCAGTACCTGAATTAGCATAAGTTCTAGGTACCCCCGCACTAGTAGCCGGTATTGCATGGGCCTCATTTGTTAAAATAACTGTAAATGCATCACTACCATCTTTAACACCGTATATAGAAGTAGAATCGCTAGCAACAACTGTTCCGCCAGACGTAACATCAACTCTTACGGTTATCTGCGCTCCATTTGCAGGCTCTAGACTCTGAGGGATATTACAAGTTACAGCATTTCCAGTAGTAGTTTGTGTGCCTCCAGTTGCTGTAATTAGAGTATTATCTACATAAAATTTATAGATCTTACTACCCGAGGTATTCTTAGCCGTTGCAGTAAGTGTAATAGTAGTACTTTCTGTATCAGCTAAAGTATAAGGAATTACATACTTACTGGCTGTTAGATTTACAACTTTTGCACTTGCACCTGCATTGCCTTTTGTTATACTCTGTACTTTAGTAAAAACAGTAGCAGTACCTTCGCTATCTCTAGTAGTTACATTATAAGTAATAGAGGCTTGAAAAGCACTATTTGCCATACCACTGGCAACACCGTATCTTCGAGTATAAGTACTTACTGTACTAGGGCTTGCATTTACAGTAATATCTGTATCAGAAGCAACTGCTACACTAAAGGTATTTGCACCTGAAGTTGCATATGTAAGTGCTGTACTACCTAAAAATACTCTTATATCAGTACCTGAGTTAGCATAGGTTAAAGCTAAGCCGTTTTCATCTGCTGGTATTGTATGGGCTTCGTTTGTTAAAATAACTGTGAATGCATTACTACCGTCTTTAATACCGTATATAGATGTCGAATCTATAGCTGTAACATTTTCTTGAATAATCTCTAGTTTAATCGTTTTTTGTGCGCTATTTGCAGGCTCATCACCGTCTGCAAGTACAAACGTATGGCTATCGGAAGTATTAGTAGTGGTCTGTTTAAGAACATTATCTACATAAAATTTATACGTTCGATTGCCTTCCTCAAAGTTTGTGGCAGTACCAGTAAATGTAAGCGTAGTACTTTCTGTACCCGCTAAAGTATAGGGAAGCACATACTGAGAGGCAGTTAGTCTTGCGGTTTTTGAAGCGACAGAACCTATAGCACTTCTTTTCGCATAATTAAACCTACTATAAGCATTAGCTCCTGTTTTATAAACACGCGCTATTATACAATCATTTCTTTTGTCTATACGAATGTTTGGTATCTTGCCCGTTACTCCACTATGTGCAGTTGTAGAAGCAATCTCTAAGAATAATGTTGTATTATCTTTTACTGAGGAAACTCTAATCTCTTCAGTTCCTAATTTAAGCACGTCTCCTGCTTTGATTTCGGACAGGAAAGAAGTCGAGGACCCTGTAACTTTAGAAGAGTTAGCCTCTTTTAGGAAAGTACCTGTTAAATTACTGCCATATCCGTCTGTAGTATTGCCTGTACCCGTATTATACCAAAAAGATGCTCCGCTGCCCGTAGTAGGTTTATAATACTTTAACAACTTAATTCTATCTGCCGTATCACTAGAGTCTAGCATAACATAGTAGTGTTCTACTATAAATTCTCCGTCGTCTGCCTGCTCAGTCTTTGTTGTCACAGCCATATTAGAACAATCATGAGTGTGCGTCGCTGTTGTAGCAGAAACACCTTGAATAATTGCAGCATAGGGGCTAGGATGGTTAAAGATATAATCAGTAGTAGTAATAGTAAACGAACCTGAGGAAGATATTTCAAGTGAACTATCTATGTCTCCAGTATAGGGGACACCTTCTGGAAGACGGGGGATATTCTCATCAAATTCATCTGACACAGTGACAGATGCTACTACAGCGACTGATACATTTTGAAGCACATTAACTACTTTTATTGCTACTTCGTATGTTCCATCTTGTACGTTATCTACTGACCAAGAAGTTTGACTAGCAGTATTAATTAGAACCGGACTTTCTATACCTGGGAATGTATGCGCTATTTCATATCCTGATAAATGTTCATAAATACCTGCTAATTCTCCAACATTAACAGGTGGAGTCCATTGTAGTACTAATTCGTTACCTCCTCCAACTTTCATAAAAGTAGAAGAAGATATATCTCTTACAGGAGGAACTGTATCAGTATTCCTTACAGGAGGATACACAGTGTCCGCTATATAAGTGGTAAAGTCTTCATCGACAGCGGCAAATTTTTCATCATAGTGCTCAACCGCACTAACGCCAAACTCGTTTTTAGAGTTTTGCGAAATAGCTAGTACTTTATACTCTTTTGCTGAGCCTACAACAGTTAGACCGCCAGATGTTTCTGTAAGTACCCAGACGCTCTCAGCAGCAGGCACTGCAGAAAAAGGCGTATTTGGCAGTCCAGTAGAAGTATTAGTACCCGAAGTTTTAATTGTTAATGTATCAACATCTCCTGCGACTGTACTCACTTCTTTAGTTTCTACAGTAGTAGTTTCTGCCCACTGTAAGTTTAAAGGGTTTCCTGCGTTTGTTGCGCGAGCATTTGAGGCTTTAACTTCAGTATCTATATCTTGCAGGCTTGAGCTCCCCGTAACAAAAGCTTGTTTTATTAAATCACCCTTTTTATAGTCAACACCAGAAATAGTTACATCTTCCGTTGTAAAAGCACCAGGCTCTATAAATACTACGGCTAGCTGGTACACCCTGTTGGCTATTAAAGTAGTCGTACTATCTAAAGGAATAGAGGTGGTTGAGCGAGTAGTTCCTGAGTTCGAGGTGCGACCTCCCATCCGAGTTGCAAACCTATCAGCATCCTGTACATTTATGATGTCCCCCGGTATAAGAAAAGTAGCATTTAAAGCAGTAGAAAAACTAATAACTTCTCTCTGGTTAGCGGCTGTCCATAGTTTCCATCGCCCGTATCTTAGAGCCTGACCTTCGCTAGTCGCTCCCATTGCCATTGCCGATTGAGAAATAATTGTTCCTGTTTTAGCAATATTAAGTCTATCTTCTACAATTAACGGAGAAGGCTTGTAGTTAGCATCAGGGTCTATCCAAGTAACAATACATTGATTGATACGTGTTTTACTGCCCGTACCTTCATAGGAAAATTTACCTTCTATTACGTTGGCTTTGGTAAAGTTATAAACAGGGCCGGAAGGTGCGTCTATGATTGGTACTACTTTTCCGTCAATATAGTAAAGCATGCTACGAAATACTGTGCCTATATCTTTAAGTACTTTATAGGCGTCGGCCGCCCTAGTAAAATATAAATTACAAGTAAACCTAGGCTCCAAGCCTCCTTTTCCATCATCAACAAGTCCGTCGCAATACCTTGCAATTCTATACAAAGCATACTTATCAATATCAGTATCTTTTAGAAAATCCCCTAATCCATAACGATTATTTGTAAGTATATCATAAAATATCCAAGCAGGATTATTTGTATAAGCTTTTTCCGTAGCAAAAGCACCATCCCAATCTTGATAAGAAGTAGTAATAGCACCACTAGTAATATTACGATTATATGTAGCAACACCGTCAACTGTTTGCTCTCTTGTTACATAATTAGAGGGAATCGATACTTTTAAACCTCTAAGATGATAAGAACGAGTAGGAATGTTTGTAAACTTTTTTGTATCAAAAGTTACTTTACCTAGTGCGGTAAATGGGTGTGTTAGTACTTCTTTAATAACACAAGTTGTATTTGTTAAAGACGAGGAAGTAACTTGTGTCCAACTACTTTTTTGCTCCGTTAAAGACTTGTAGCCACCCCCTTCATGATTACTTATTCTTTCAACTTGTATTTTAAAGTCAGAAAAAGGTCTAAACGCTGTTAAATCTATTGTTTCAACAAATGTTATGGCATTTTTTTCGTTGCCCTGATGCGTTAAAGGATTTTTTAAAACTTGGAAGGATTCAAAGGAGCTTTCTCCAGGTTTCTTAATGGATATCATGGTTTTATATCGAGTATAAGTAAATTTATCCGTTCCACCTCCTGATACTGCCCGATGCCCTCCTCCGTAAGCAATAGTAAATCTAGCCTCATCGACTTCTTGCAGCTGACTAAGAGTTAATCCAAAACCAGAAGAAGAGCTCCCTATCAATATTTTAGGCGCATCACTGCCTCCATAGTTATTGCTTCGTTCCAAAGTACCACCTGCGCTAGGAGTATTACTTATAGAAGTAGAACCTTCTCCGCCCTTTCCACTAAAAGGAGTTTGAGCAAGGGTGCCTACCCTAAACTGAGTAGTTACCCCTTCATGATTAGTTGTCTGTGTCTGCGTTATATTATCTAGTTTTGAAACTATAGCTCCTGTAACATCAAATCTATATGCTCCACCTAAACCTGTCCAAGCAGATGCTAAAGTAATAGTAGTTCCTGAAATAGCGGCAATTTTAGCTATTTTATCTACTTCTAGTGAGTAAGTACCATACGGTATCCATATACCGGACGGCCCCGCAGCCCCTCCAGGAACAAACTCAGCAACAGAGTTGCTAGTTCGTTTAGTTATCCAGCCCTCTCCAAAAGCACCATCTCCTACGCCTCCAGCAGCTACAATACCTAGTCTTGCCGGAACATGAGTATCCACATCAACAGGTGTAGATATCATGGCATCATTGAAAAAAGAAGACCCATCAGAAGTAGTCAGTGTAGCAGTAATAGCATAGTTAGCAGTTCCTGCAGACCCGTTTGTAGCCACTACAGACTTTTGGCCATGCCCTCCACGTACGATTAAATACTTATCTCCTGCGGCTGATTGTATAATAGGATTGGCGCCGGCTCCACTAATAGTAACAGACGTAGAGCCTGCTGTAAAAGTAGCTAAAGCGGCACTTTGGCTATAAAAACTACTGGCTTCTGAAAGAGGGACAGCCCTATCGTCGTTTAAGAAAATAGAAGCAGCTCCATCAACAAGCCCATAAATGGGCCCTTCAGATATTACATCTGTTACTGATATTGTCTGTCTATCTTTTAGGAACTGTTGATTAATACCGGAAATTCCCATCCCTCTAAAGTCTAGTCCTGGAATGCTCATGTTTTTATATCTCCTATGCCTGTTGTTTCTGAGAAACTATATTAGTATTGTTTGCTGAGTCTGCCGCAGTGTTGTTTATAATATCCTGAATATTAGTAGTACCAGAACCGTTGCCGCCTTGAATTATATCTACAGCTATTGGTCTGCCAGGGACTCTTAGCTCTCCGTATAGTATAGGAATAGGGTCTCCTTCTACGGCATTGTTTGCACCTCCGCTAAAAATATAGTTAGAAGGAGCATCTTGATCAACGGCAGGATCAGGTGCCATTATTTGTTGTATACCTGCCAAAGCTAAGTTTACTGCAAGCATGGCAGCCATAGTCCCTGCTGTGCTTAAACCAGCCGCTAAACTGTATTGGATTACTCCGGCTGCTTCGCTGCCTGACACTACGCTACCAAAAATCTGAGGAGCATAAATCATTATAAGTACTATTGCAATAGCTGCTAGTATTTTACCAATACCTGATTTGGAACCAGCAGGTACTAAAGATATAGTTACATCCCCTTTACAGACAGGGACTATCAGGTCAGTATGATCAATAGTCCCCTCTTCTGTCTCAACCATAAAGTTTATGTCTTCTTCATGGCATTTTCTTACATACGGTAAAAAATCAGGTCGGTTTGCATTTATACATTTAAAAATATCTGCATAGTTGTTAGTATTAACAATAAACTTGCTTCCAAATCTTTCCCCTAGTCCTCCTTGTAAATACACACTATGTTGCATAACGATAAACCCCACTTATATACTTTTTCCAAAAGGGATAAAGATTTTCCCTACAGGATATTCTGTTTTCGGCATGATGATAGAATATATCATCACCTAAATAAACCCCACAATGGTTACCTACTAAAGCCTTAATTGTGAACACTAAAAAGTCACCTTCTTGCATGTTCCCTTCTATTTTTTCAAAACCCCAAGTACTTATGTACTCATCAGTAAAATAATCTAAACCCTTTTCCCACCAATCATCTTCAAAAGGAAGCCGCATAGGAAGATTTAAACCTTTTGCTATATAATAATCTCTGGAAGCCTCTAAGCAATCACTTACACCAAACTCATATTCTCTTCCATAAAGAGGTTTGGTATCGCGTACAGGGTGTAATATTTCCATGTCCATTTCAGGGTAACTAAATATATAGTAAGGTATTCCCACTGCATTACAGTACTTAATATCATTTCCACTTGGCTCTGTAGTTCCATTGGGATGGCTATGGACTATACCTACAATATCTGCTCGGTGTCCAATATTAATGTATTGCTTTGAATCTATAACAAAGTCATTCTCATCTTCTGCTACATTATCACAAGGAAACCACTTTGTCTCTCCCTTTACTACTGCTAGTACTCCACAGCCTTCTTTTGGGTACCACTTTTCAAAATGCTCTTCTATTTCTTTTAATTGATTCATATTTAGTACTTTAATGTTCCCGGGAATGATCCAAAGGGCAGGCGAGCAGCTAAATTCGTCACTCCTTCAGGCTTTTGGTTAGCACTTGTAAGTACAGAAGGCTTAAAGCCATATCTAGCTTTACAAGATTGCAAGGTTTTACCACACACTTCTTCTCTAACCCAGTAAGGACTAGTATGTGTAGGTATTTGTCCTGTTGAAATTATACGGGCTTTCCATATTGTTACAGCATTATACCGAACAAGAGTGCCTATTTGATAAGTAGTTCCTGAAGCCCACTCAACCCACTTGCGTACTTCTTTCCAATAAGAAGACGTTATAGAAGGAGTATTACCTGTCCCTGCAATTGTACAAAGCCAAAACTTGCCGCTATGAGTAACATAACTAGTAGTAGTATATGCTGTACTTGCACTATAAGCTGCAAAAGTTTCTGAGGCTACGAGAGGTCGATCGTCAAAGTCAAAATAAACTTTATGACTTCTTACAGTCCCATCGCCATCATAGTTTACTAGCCCGTCTGTGTTCCATGTGCATCCGCCACCTTTTCCGGAAGCGTGTCCTTGGTACTTCCAACTACAGTATTTGCCTACTACAATACGTCTAGGTATTTTTATGTTTTCTAGGTCGAAGGGAGTAGCTACTTCATAGGTAATAGCAATTCCGGTTTCTTCAGCTATTCTATCAATTATATATTCTTGGGAAGGGAATTCTATTGGAGGAGACGCATCTTGAGCACCGCCAACTAGATATTTTCGAAGAGTTTGGCGACGAATAAGTCTTTGGCCTATTAAATCGTCATTTTTGAAGTCGCCTAGTTCTGTTTGAAATAAAGTTCCTATATTAGCAACCGTAAACGCAGGGCGGCTGGAGGCCCCGTCTGCTTGTAGTTCGAGACCATCGATCATCATTGGCATAGGATTGTAGTCACGAATAGCGTAGGGACTAGTTTTATCTCGAAACTGTACATCCGTTAAGTCAGAGTCTAAGCCAGGATGGAAGTATAGAGTAGTTCCATTTGGCAAAGTTACCTCAAACAACTCGACCAGCGCCGAATCGATTTCTTGCGTTTGTAAATCTGTTGCAATTACGTTACTCATGCCTCAAAAACTCTCTTTAGTGATAGTGTTAGACTATAAAAATTATCATAGTCATAGCTTACAGAATAATTTGTTGTTATTACTTTTACGTCTCTTTCACCCGTACGTGTAGTATTGTTTGTATCTGGTAAAGTAAGAGTAAAATTACTTACTCCTTTCTTTCCGTCTAAAAAAGCTACTATATCATCAATGTCAGCTTTAAGACGATTTGCAAAACTTAAGGAATAAGTCTCATTTAAAGTATTAATTCCATCCGCAATACGTTGCTCATATCCGTCTCCAAAGTTTGCCACAAGCACTCGAGGAGTACTTTGCTTTGCCATTGACTTATCAGGGGTTGCTAATAGTACGTTACTATCATTCTTTATACCTATTGTCATTATGCTGCTCCGTACGGATTAAGTATGCCACCCGATCGTTTTTGATTATG